ATTTAAAAACTCCGTTGCTAAATCACCCGTATCTTGCTGGGTAACATCTACCGCTTGCGATATCATAGATAGCGCGGTAGCTACATCGGCAGCAGACGCCGGTACGGTAGAAAACACGTCTTTAAAATTTTCTTTTAATTTATCTAGTTCTGTGCCCGTAGCCCCCGTCTGGCGCTGCATCTCGCGGTACGCGCCGTTAACGTCACTGGACGCCTTCATAGCCGCCGCGCCAAGCGCTACTAGGGGCACGGTGACGGCAGCGGTGAGCCCTATACCGATAGACTTCATACCGCTGGCTAACCCATCAACAGAACCTTTGACGCCTTTAAGTGCGTTATCTAAACCGGAAGCGTCACCTCCGATTTTAACCATTAACTGGGCTATTTCGTCTGCGATTATAAACCACTCCTAAAACGTCGGCGGTATGCCTGGTGTATTCGCGTTAGAACTAGAACTAGAACTCTCGGATTCACGTCGTTTCTGGTCCCGTTCCCGCTCTTTCTCTTCCATCTCGAAGTAAACAAACCATTCACTGAGTTCATAACTATCTACCCTACTCAGCATTTCTTTAACTGGTAGGTGGAATACGTGCCGCGCCATCGAGAAGCACGCTTTCCTAAAATTATCATCTTCTAGTTTTTTGCGATGTCTTCCTCGCTACTCATACTCAAACCGCTTAGGTCGTTTATTACGGTGGCGAGTTTATCAACGGGTGCGGTATTATGTTTTAACAACGCGTCTCTATCGGTTTCCTGGAATAGCTTATCCCGCGTCTCAGGGTCATACGCACCCAGTATAACAGTATCCACCGCTGTCTGTTTACTTGTCATCTTACCGTCTACTCTAAACGTGGCTAATTTACTCAACGCCGCACGCTCTAACCCCGTTAAGTTACGGCAGAGGACATTACCCCAGCCCCATTCGCTGACGTCAACTATTTCTTCGCGCGTATCCTTCGCATTCAAGATGCGGTCACGTAGGCTCATAGCTGAGTCTACCTTCGTTGCCTTATCTCCGTTTTTATCCAAAGCGTATCGCTTCCTACCATCTATTCTTTATCTAAAGTAGATGATTATAAACTTAAGATTATATACCTAAATCTGCGAAATTACCCTACCGTCTGCGTCTACGACGCCTCTAAAGCTTACCGTTTCTTCGAGCACGTTATTCACGCTCGCCTTTATCGCTTCTGTGTCAACGGTAACCCACGCCCTTAGACTGTAGTCTGCCGAAACATGCAACTCTAACGCGAATACGGTGGCGTCTGTTAAACTTTTTATAAAGTATTCCGTTATTGCCGTGCCAAACGTAGCCGCTGCATCGGGTGTAAAGAACGTTCCTAGCGTGCCCGTTACTTCCGAAAGGGCCCGTTGTTTGGTTTCATACGCAGCCGGACTTGTGCAGTTTATCGCCGTTGTATCTACGACCTTCGACTTTATACTCATCGAGAAGTCCTTTGCGTAGAGCATAGCGGCCATCGGAAGGTATTTGCCCGTAACCGTAACCGTATTGGTCGTTTCATTCGCTGTTGATAAGAGCTGCCCGGTTAACCTATTCTTAGTTATCGTGCCTGTTGGTCCAGCGCTCCACGTTGGCGTTAAGGCATAGGTGGGGTCCCACACGCGCTTAGTCGGAGCGTCGATAGTGAAAATGTTTTTACCAGCGTTAGGCGTCGTCGCTTCGGTCGCGCCCATCGCCGTAGTCGCTCCGCTGATATAAAGAACGGCAAGGTGTCCAGAGGTTATTACATTAACCATCGGTTATCACCTACCTTATAGTGCTGCGTCAAATTTACAGATTCCGTTAGATGTTAGCGAGTAGGTAACCTCAACTAATCCGCCTGCTGCTTTTTCACTAACCGCTACCGTATCAACAGCCATAGGGCCATTGAAATAATACGTGCCCGCAGACCCAAAGGTCATTTTAACTTGTAACGTGCCTAGTGCCCCGTTCCACTCTGCAAGAAGTATAAGTTGTCCTGCGTCATCGGGTGTGTAAAAGCCTTTAAGCGACATTTTAGCGCTTTTAATCGTTTGTTTACTCGACGTATATGTCGGTGGTGTCGCACAGTTAAACGCTGTTATATCGACGTTTTTACCATCTACCGTTAAATCGGCGGACGTAATATTCCCGATACACGTTGTTACATTCCCTGCGCCGCAATATAAGTCTATATTCGCTGCGCTTTGTATCCCAGTATCTACCATTTTTCTAGTATCTCCTTAGTTTTAAATATCCGCCTGTCCGTGGCTTACCGTGCCCGTACTCTCAGCGGTAAAATTAAACGTTATCATATCCTTCGTGCTTGTCTTGATTGTAAAGTCCGTAACCATCACGTTACTTTTTACATAGTCCCAGTTTGGATCTGTACCGGTGCCGTAAAAGTATTGTAACCAACAGAGGGCGCCATTATTTACGTTATCCATTACATATTTCTGTCCGGTCGTATCACCGAAATAGTCAAAGAATCCACTACCTTTAAATGCCGCAGATTTTAACATCGTCGTTGATGTTTTCGTCCACGCGTCCGCTGCCGCGGTGCCTTCCATACGCGTTAGGTCTACGTTCTTCGTGGTTTCGGTTACGTCCATTGACTCAAGCAGGTTAATTGCGGTATATGTACCAGCGCCACCCGCTACAATGGACGCTTTTAAACACGCTTTAGATGCTGTAGTTACTACCATTTTCTTTTAATTCACCTCTAATTTTTAAAATTATGATTGCATTACGTAAAATGTAAAATACATAACCCCGTGCCAATGAATCATATCCGGGTCGCGCATATCGGTCGTCATCGTGTTTTGCGTTATTATATGCGAGTATCCCGCAACGGTTAGCGGCTGGTTATCTAATAGGTCGTTTATATGCGCCGCGACCTCTTTCGTTTCCTTCGATCCGCGATAGGTGCTCCACGTGTGTATAGTGAACGTTACCCGCTGCCCAGCCTGTATATCAGTACAACCGAAGCAATCGAATGGTACTTCCGTGGGCGTGGTAACTTGGATATATGGCTTCGTGGGGTTCTCGGGAACCCAATCGTATACTCTATCTTCTACGTGCGCGTGTAGGTCTGCGTCGCCGGTTAGCGCTGTAATAATTGCGTATTGTATAGGGAGTAGTGAGGAAGAGCGCGCGAATACCATTACTTAATAGCCTCCGCCAATTTAGCCCTTATATGTGCCACTGCCGCGTCGCGAGATGATTCAAACCCTGGTTTCATAAACGGGGTTCCGCTCTGGTTTTTCGTGCCAAACTCTTGATACGTTGCGTAATCGACATGCGGTGCTACTATCACGGTATTCTCGCCCTGCGCTTCCGTATTTATTGAACTACGCAACCGACCAGTATCAACGGGTGCGAATCCTTTAGCCGCGGTCTCTATCAGTTTACCGCCTTCCATTAACGCGGCCTGTAACCCCGGACCCGATGCCTTTGATATAATCGCCTGTATCTTACTATCAAATTCTGCCTGTCCTTCAAGGGTTATATTAATATTCACTCGATGCTCTCCGTGTTGAACATTCTAAAGTTATACTGCGCCTTCCCGTTCCTTACAGCCAATAACTAAATACTGGTGCTTATTTTCCACGTCGATAACGTCGGTTATATCCCACGTTCTCGCGCCTAACTTGATCATACACTTAGGTGTAACGATTATATCGGAGCGATACCACGTCGTTATAGTCCAGTCCGCCTCCGTTGCTTGCCCACCCGCGCGCCACTGTTCACTACCTGATAGTTTCTCGACTGCCGCATACGCGCTGCCTAAAGATACTTCGGCGGTAGTTATTCCACCATAGGTATCTACCGTTTCGGTTACGGAGTAAAACGTTATCCGTTCGCGGAATTGGTTAAAGGGTACGGGCGCAGCAAGCTTCAAAGGTATATCACCTGGTAACTCTTGAGCCGGTCTTTTACTTTATCGGAGAGGTTGCCTACTTCGCCGCTGTTATAGTATAAAGCGGCGGCTTCGGTTATCGCCATTTTAATATCGGCGGGAACGTCTGTCGCTGCCGCACCGTAACCGGCTATGAATTCTATCAACATACCGTTACGTTCGCGCGTGTAGTTCCAAGTATAGCCGGGATTAAGGTAAATCCTGCCGGGGTCGGAGTAAGTATCAACGGTATACGACGCCGCGTCCTGCGCTGTGGGCGCCCCTGCGTCGTTATAGGTAAGTATCGTGGCGGATACGAGGGGTGGGCGAGGTATCTTTATCTCCTCGCTAATCTCGCGCGAATCAAGCATTAAATACCACGTTTGCGTTAAGAACGCGCGCCTAGTGTAGGTTTCCGCCTGTAGCCGCGCCATTGCAGCATAGTTAGATAGGGTGGTATTATATGCGGTGCTATCGAGGCGAAGGTATGCCTGTACGTCAGTATTAAGGACCGGTTCAGGCGTCGGTGCGGTTTTTAACTTGAGCATTTATACCACCAAATAGGTATCATTAGCGGTTAGCGTGAGCGTTCCGTCCTCTATTATTTCCTGTACCCCCGCAAGAGTAATGCGTATCTGCCATTGATATTGCATAATCGCAAGTGCGCCGGTATCTGCGGGTAATAGATGAACGTTAACGAGGCTGTTAGTGCCACCGGTTACTGATATACCCCCATCGCTCGAGCGTTTTATAAACCCGTTCGTGCCCGGTATGATGGTTGTGCCGTGAGCATTTACTATAGTACACACCGCCACGGCGCCGGTTAGGTCCTTTGCGGTTATCGTTACTTTGATATCGTGCGTTGTGCCGCGCGGAATTGTTACTGCTAAAGTCATTCTAGCTCCATTATCTTAGTCATAAACCACACCATATAACTGTAAAATCTGTATGCTCTAGGTCGGCCCATACTACCGTAGAATCCGGCGGTTGCGGGCAGGCACTCGCTATTACCCCAGCGGTTTCTAGCGGCCATAATTCTATTGAGGTAGATTCTAAAGGCCATATTACCGCTATATCCGGTAGTTGCGGACAAGTACTAACTAACGTGCAAGTAGTTTCGATACTAGGATAAACCGTCGATACCGTTGCATCGCAGCCTTCCGACTCATACGGGGTAAACAGCGCGACCATAGTCACGTCGCCGGGGTGTGAATGATATAACCATATCTCAGGGTAAAAAGTATCTATATCGAACGGGCCGTAGATCATTTCTTCGCCCGCTGGTAATACATCAACGTAGCAATTATAAACGCCTAAACTATCGGGGTTAGTTGCTACAAACGTTATTACGTCATCGACAGCGCCATCGTTATAAAAATGTAAGAAGGTAGTGGGGCATAACGGTATTACATCGCGACAGCCGGTAACGGGTGTATATGTAGGTACACCGAGGGCTATATCCTGCGGTGTTATCGTCGCCGTCATGCCGTCGGCTCCACCTTTATTATTGAAACGTAAAGGTTTGTATTATCATAGGTGATTGTTGGAAGCGCCCCATAATTATCGAGAGGATAAGGGCCTATAATCGTGCCGCGATCCGGGGATAACGGGAGGGTGTAAGGCGTGTTGATTAGGGGGTCGAGTGACGATGTTACTGTTATATCGTGCGTGGACGCGGCGCCACCGTCTTTTAGAAGTATTATTTCGTTGCCGGTATTAACAAACGTGTCTTCCGGCGCAACGCTGCACGGTGTTATCCTATAAGAAGGTATAAGCCCCCCTGCATTCGTAGTCGCTACGCACTTAGTTCCCAAATCGAGGAGGTTTAAAGAATCCCAATATACAATCGCACTCTGTTGATATTCCCACCATGTAGGGTCTGTTTTTACGCGGGGATACCACGAGGGTATATCTATATCAAAAAGTGTTATATCTTCGTTACCGTTGCTCGTTTGTATACTTATCACGTCAAATTTCCCGATACCATCCTTGATAGTATTAGCCGCCTTTTCAAATCGCGCTGTTTGTACTGCAAACGGTTCGGGCAGATCGTTACCGAGCACATCAAAGCCCATCATTACACTCCATTGGGCATGCGCCATAACCATGTAAGGTGGATCATGGTCTGGCCACGGAATGGTATAGTCATATATAGGCCCCCAACCTGCCGCCGCATTTAACCCGAGTGATATATCGGGGAAATTGTCGCGTATATATTTCGCGCAGCCTTGTAAGTCATATATAGGTAAGATATCGGTGTAAGTCCATACCTCAATATCAACGCCGTCGACCATTGACATCCGACGTGTCATCGCGCTTTCCATTGATTCGTTCGTCCCGTTACCGATATAATTATCAGCGGAACCGGCTACATGCCACATATTGTGGTATATCCCTTGTCGTAATTCTAAGTTAGTAAAACCCCGGAACCAATCAAGCATATTATCTGTAAAATCTTCTGACCAATAGCCTACTAATACCGACCCATCCGATCCGTTCGGCCCCCATTTAGCCTCAATCGCTGTGAAAAGTGCGGCGTATCTGGACTCCCAGTATGAACCCGGCATCGTAAATACAGTATAAGGGGTAGGGTCATCCGGCGTGTAAGGGTTAAGGTGCGGGGCACCAGCAAGGTTCGGGTCATAATTGGAGAATTCATACGCATACGAAATTCCGCTTATACCGAGCATTACAGGGATACCATATTCTGCGCATGATTCAACGGCGGGGCCGTAGTAGTGGTCAAAATTAACCATCGGGTCATCCGGTGGCAGATCGTCCTCAAGCGTTCCGGACTGTAACCAATCAGTAACGGCCGGAACTAATAATAGTCCGACCCCTTGCTCTGCGAGCCACGCGGGGTCATATATAAGCGGCCAATTTGCCCAATGATTTGGTGAACAATAAGGACTCATCCACCACCATTTAGTAACGCCGCTTAGTGTCATATTAGTTTATTAGTTCACTTTATAATTGGTGATACTGTAACCTATAACCATAACTCGCAGTAGCAGACGTTGTTGTGGCCAGAAATTGTGTTAGAGGATTTTGTAAAGCCCAATTTTGTGCAAACCCGCCAGTGGTAAAAATCACCCTATTAGCCGTCGCCGGGGCAGCATATCCGCATGCATATTGGTTTTGTGCGCCGCCCAGCGTTGCTGGTATAAACGCCCACCTATATGTGCCCGTAGCTAGAGAGGTGATAAAAGTAGCCGCGTCCGACGGCCACGACTTCGTAGTATCGATATATTTTACACCGTCAAACGCAGTGCAGTCATAATACCCGCTTGTTGTTGCTTGCGCTGCTACCCATACAGCATAATTAGCTTTTATGTTAAGGCCTTCTAAGAACTGTCCTTCGTTCCCCCAAAAGTTCTCAATGCCGCGATATGTCATTCCAACCGCGCTACTGTTGTTAGCGATCGCACCCGTCACATTTCCGTATGATGTCGTAGTGCCGGTGATAAGTGCATTGGCGCTAGCGTTACCGTAGCCGAAATATATGCCGTGCGTGTAAAACGTTGCATATTCGATAATAAACAAGAGCACCGTCGCCGCCCACGCCTGTACCGTCGAGAGCCCCCAACGAGAACCAAGGAGGTTTGCATACCCTCTCGCGGTTGCTACGCTTGCGATGATTGCTTGGTTTGTCGGTGCGACACCGGCTACTGACTGCATCACGTTTGATAAATTAAGAGACGCCTCGTATGCGCCGATATAAGCATAACTTTTAGCGACCCCGCCAACAGAAAATACTGGGTGAATATCGGGCGCACTAAACGTATAATCGCCACTGTTATCGGATAGCCTAAATTTATCGCCAACCTGCCCAACCCAGTACCATACCTGATTAGCGGTTAGTACATCTATCGCATAACAGAACTGAGGGATTTGGGCCATCGCCTGTCCCATATTTGTTACATCCGTATCGGTATAACAGCGATCACCATAATAAGCGGTGGGGGTGCCATCTGTCCAAAGATTACAGCGCCGCATTAGACCCCACGGCGATAAAGCATTAAAGTATGTGGTCGCTACTGCCTGCGTAGCCGGACTGTAAAGAGTATTCGCACCCGCCGCGCCGTGATAACGTGTTAATGCTGGCGAAGTATTATTAGTAACCCATTTAACACCTTCTGCTGCCATGTTTGTTTACCTCATTTACTCGGATATTGCCTACCCACATATCTAAGCGACATACAATCGACGCGAGGTATAAACGCCGCGTTTAACTGCGAACGCATCTGCGGTTTTATTCCCGTCGGTTTACTCGCTGCCGGGCGATACGCTGTCATTTATACCACGCTCGTGGGCGTAACGTCTATCCTATTAACGGTTACATTCGCTATCGAAGCGACCAAGATAGCAACATACGCGCTATTAACTGATAAGTTGAATAACTGCCTTTTTGACTGTCCTATTGCTTGCTCGAGGTTAACCGTTATCGGGGCCCCTACGTGGTAGTTAGTACCCTGCGCGTCGTTAAGGAATACCGGGATTAACACTAACGATGGCGCGGTAGCCAAAGATACGTCAGTAATTTTCGCATCTACGAATATATCGGCGCTGTTATATCCTGTACAATTAACCGGCGTTACCGTTCCCATCGTGAGCGCGTTGTTCTGCATAAACCGCTGTTGCGTTGTTGGTACAGCCGTACCGACTATACCTATATCGCACGTCCACGCGGCACCGCCTGCGCCGCTAACAACGGGGGTTTCTACTGTCGTGAAGTCAAAGCACCGTGCTGTAGCGCCCGCAGCTAATTGCGCTGCCGTAAATGATGAAACGTGTAACGGGGGTGTTGCGGCGGCGAAGAATATTTCATAACTCACGTCGGAGTCAGTAAACCTAAATGCTGCAGGTATTGTTATCCTGATCGAGTTAGTATTAGCTACTGAAATAGTGGTGATCGCGGACGCCATCGTTAAACCGTTACCGTTGCGAACCGCATATGCCGCGTAATGGTTAGTCGGCGCGTGACCCAAAGCACCTTCAGTTACGCCGCTATCGGCGCATACCGGAAGCGTTGGCGCTGTAGATACGGCGCCTAGTAAATCGGGAGCCGTGAGCGATGAACGATGGGCGGTTGGCGCCACACTCCGCTTAATATTACTTGTATGAACCATTCTAATCTTTACCTCTTCTAAGTTTTAGGTTCTCGTGTAATCGTGTAAGTGTAATAATAAAAAAACGGGGATTTAAAAAGATAAACCCCGCCCTAAGTTTTAAATATCTGCGGGTTGTCTGCGTCCCTGTGCTCTAATATACAATACACCTGGGGTGAAATCCTCGCCCGCGCCAGCGCCGCACGTTAACTGAGCCCACCGCTTATTTCCAGTATACTGG